ATTTTTGTTATTGCTTCAGCTTTAGCTGTTGCTATTTCATCCATCCCACCACCTTCTTTTTGTATTCTTTTAATTTCCGCGTCTAATTGATCACCTATATCAACTAAAACAACATTAATTTGATTTCTAAATAATAAAGCATCAGACTCTTTATCTTGAGTATCACCTAAACCTCTTGTAAATTTGTCAGCTTTAGTTTTCGCATCAACATATGCTTTCTCGTATGCTCCTTTTGCCCTATCTCCCTTCTTGGCTATTATATTATTAGCCTCCTCTTGCTCTTTCTTTTTAGCTGCTTGATGTTGTGCTATGGATCCAGTAACATCTGTAAACATTTTTTGTAATCCTTCTGCAATAGCCCTACTCCTAGCAGCGTAATCAATTTGTCTTGGATTTTCGTAACTCATTGTTATGTATTTATTTTGATTATAATCCACCAGCCATAGATGTCATACTGTTAGTAGCACCTGATATTCCAGCCATTAATGCTTGATCTCCCGCCATTTTAAATGCTAATGCTTGCTGTTCAGCATTATCCTGCATAGTTTGCATTCTATTTAATTGTTGCATTTCACGTCCTTCTTGTCTACCATAGGCAGCTTCTTCTGCTCTTAATGCATCTTTTTCTAAAGTCATTTTCTGTTGTACCATGCTAGCTTCACCTTGTAATCTTAATTGTTGATTCCCAATTTCCTGTTTCTCTATAGAAGCACCTATTTGAGCTTTACTTTTAGCTGCCATTCTAGCTAGAGCAGTTGCTCCACCAGCTCCAGTACCACTTTGATTTATTTGATCTAAAGTGTTAGCCAACGCTTCATCTGTTTGTTCCATTTGTAATTCAGTACCTTTTGTGGCAACTGCTATATTAGCATATGGATTAAATACTTCAGCTTTCATACTCCTTATTTTAGCACCTTGATTAAGGATTTCTTGCCTACTATTTTCTAACGCAGATAATTTTTGTGCTGCTCTATCAGCTTTAGACATTGATCTAGCAGCGGATTTATCATTACTTACTTTTTGTGCAATTCCTGCAGTTAATGCAGTTGCAGCTATGGCACTGGAAGTAATAATAAGTGCTATAGATGATCCATACATTATACTTGTATCTTTAAGTAAGAAACTATCAAGCCAATAACCAATTGATATTAATACGATAGTTAATATCACTGATTTTCTATCATTATAAAGTTCTAAAAATTGCCTGTTTAAATTTTTCATTTTTGTGTTTTAAGGTATTCTTTATATTTCGCCATATTAATGCAACAGAACTCTTCTTCAATCTTTTTAATATCTCGTGTATCAGTTGGGTTTTTATGTACGTTAATAAAGATAGAATCTTCATTAGCCTGTATTAGTCGCTGAGTACCTGGTGATGCTATTACATAACATGGTGCTAGATAATCTTCGGTACCTTCCTTCTTGGCTATAGTAACATGACCCTCCATTAAGAACCACACATGTAAATGTTTATGTACAGCACCTATTACCATAGATCCTTTCTCTAGATCCATTCTTCGAATATATATACCATCAACAAATTCATGCGTTAATTTTAAAGACGGAGCTTCATATACTAAATTTTCACCATCCCCCACTATATTTTCACCATCAGCTAAACTTAACAGTAGTTCAGTGAACAACTCTATTTGTTCCTGCCTGTTCTCAACTAGCTCTTGGTTTTTCGTTATTAATTCATTATTTTCCATTTAATTTAATTTAATATGAAGACATTACGTAATTAGATGACACTGAATATAATTCTTTCATACCACCTGGATCTGTAGTCTCGTCTATTGAAAATTTAACAGTAGCAAAAAACCCTTTTATACCACTTGCTTGATTACCAAATATAACCTCACCAGGACGAACATTACTAGAGTTTACAATATTTGCCATATATTTATTTTCTTTCCTATCAAACCCAGCACGTCTATTTACACCACCAACTGTATATAAACCTTCATCATAACTTTTTACTTCATTTATAGTATCTTGATATTGATTTGTAGAACCATATAATGGAGTGGAAGTTATAGGTAGATCAGGATCTATTCCTTGGAAGTCTGACATGAAGTAATCTACTTCCCAACCACTAGCGCCTTCATAAGTTATGGTATTAAAATTCTTAGAAATAGATGTATCAGGATTAAAAATAAAAGTTATACTAGCATCATCAGGTACTGTTGATCCATAGAATTTACATCTACTGTCATTAAAAGGAGATTGATAATAGTGTTCATATATACTACCATCTATAAAGGAGTAAAATTTATTTTTTAAACTACCTAAAAATAATGGTTTATAACTATAAAAACTAGTCCATCCTTTAATAGCCTCATCAAAACTAACAGTAGAAAAAGTATCAGCTTCAGTGGATATAATACGTGGAACCGTTTGCATAGACATAGTATAACACTGATTATGTATATCATACCCACCCGGTATTTTATCTCTTCTGTACGTTACAAAAGTAGCCTCTAGATTAGCACCAATTCCAAAATCATGTTCTGAATTACTAAGAGTAATAGTGAATGCATTCCCACCACTTGAAACAACGCTTACCACTGTACTTGAGATTGCTACGCTATCTATCTCTACTTGAGAACCTATCTCTATATCGTTAACTTGACTTTGAATATTAAACGTATCCGAAGGTGTGCCTGGAGTTGAATCTATAGTTTTGGTTAATGTAGTTTTTCTCCAATCATTAGATATGGTAGATAAATAATCCCTAAAATAATCCCGCATTCCATAAGCAGATATCTCTGTTATACCATCCCTAGACAATCTTAAAATAGCTGATCTATTCTTATCTGCGAAATATTTTCTATAACCAAACACACCGAAACTTTCCGGGTTTTTACTAATCCCATATTCACCTAAATAAGGTACTAACTGTCCTAGTACCTTAGGTTGCCCCAAAATCTCTTGAGCACCTTGATCACCTGAGTAAATAGTACTTTTATCTACTAACAGATTATGTACTTTATTCTCTTGAAATACTAACAAGTTGCTATCCTCTGTATGAAGTCTTTGTATAGATCCGTGATAAGGATCTGCATCTTTTATAATATTTTCCCCAACAGAGAATACATTTGTTTTATTTGATTCAGTTCTAGTATTGTATATACCTGAAAATATTAAACTACTACTCCTGCTTACTTGCTCTATTATATCATTTACAGCATATGCCCTAACGCCTAAGTCAACAATGGGGTTATTGAAACCACCTTTAATTCTAGCTTCCTCTACTACCCAATTACAATTCGAAGGTGTTGATGTTTTAATTTCTCCTGAAAAACCCTCATAACCAAAAGGAAACATACATGTATCGATATAAGAACGACTAATACCATCACTACAAATAAATGTTGGATTCCAAGGGAGACCTGGCCATTGACCATCTATAGAACCTATACTCGGGATAGGTGCTGTTACACCCCCTTCCTGTTTAACCTTTTTCAACCAAAAAGAATTGTAATACTTTACTTCTAATCTATATGGCATATCTAATAATTTTAAATTATGGACCTACTCTAATAGTATATTTATACCCATATTGATCTGGAAACGCGGGACTACTACTATATGATCCAGAGTTCAATCCAGTCCCACCTACGTCCTCAAAGCGTAAACTAAAAATATAATCTAAGTATTCATAAGGCCATGGGAGTCCAAAAACGGTCGCCGTCTGCCATTGCAGAGGTAGCCAGGGTATAGGATTAATCTTGGGGTATCTCAAATAAACATCCCATGTGGGTATACCCGCGACTGGTTGCACTACGAAAACATCCGATCCAGTATCTGAATGGTTTGTACTAGTGGGCGTCCAAGGGTGACCGAGCTTTAATTCCTCCGCAATAAAAGGACTTACATTTGAGGAACAATCATTCCCCGGAAAACCGGTTGCGGCTGTTTGTAGGAATTGTAATGCACCAGATCCATTTGACCCACTTATAGTGCCTATTTTTATGGAATCTCCATGACTAGTAGCACCAGCCAAACTAAAAGACCATAAGGTGACAGCACTTGGTCCTATTCCTATCGTTTTATTACCTGGAGATTGGAACTGCGTCTCAGTTGCCTTAGATAATGGATTAGCACTCGTTCTTAAAGGTATGAAATTTTGTACTTGACAGTTAACATTAGTGTCCCCACCAGCACCCATAGTTAGTACCCTAGTAATATAACTCGAATCGGTATCCCATGTAGCGGATGGTACTTCCACCTCTATTTCAAATGTAAAATTATTTTCAGACTGATTAGAACCATAGTAATAATAATCACCACTAGTGCTTATAACAATACCATTATCACCACCAACCCAATTTTCCACTGCTAAAGTAAATTCTCCTGGAGGTCTTAACATACCATTGCCATCCCGAACATCCACCAAAGTGGCATTAATTAATTTTCCAATTGCCGTATCACCGACTATGAGGGCTCCAGTAACGTCTACAGGCCAAAACTTGCTTGTAACAGGGAATCCACTACCACCGCAAATATATGGGCGACCATCCAGCCCAAAATCCCCTAAATTAATATCCCAATCACCTATTTCATTATGAGAATATGTTACAGTTCCCCCACCTCCACTACTAAATCCAACTGGGATAACAACATCTTCGTAAGTAATTATTGAAGTATTTAGATTAGATATCAAACCACTAGTAGAAGTTTCCCAATAAATATCTAATTTAGATTCTATAGGTTCTGTCTCATAAATAGCTAACTCCGGTTCCATTTTACCTGGCCAAACTTGTTTAGTAACATCTACACTCACTTGTGCGGTACCATTTCCAGCGTGTACAGTATGATGAATATTATAGTCCAGAGTTGATGGATTAGTTATAGCAGGATCATCATAACCTATTATTTCCTTATCTGTTGGGTTTGCTAAGTTAATATAACCATCCACTAATTTTCCTACATTTGACTCAGTTCCTGATGCCATTGCTTCTGTTATTAAATCCCCATCAGCATTTTGTACCCCAGTAATGTTAAATAGAATACCTTTACCCCTACCCCCAGTTGCTGTTGGATTTACAGGTGTACCCCTAACATTTTTACTACCGGCTACATATTGTGATCCTTCATAAGAACCATGCACTGGATAAGCACTAATTTTATAACGAATTACACCTGCATCTGGACTGGGACCAGTTACACCAAATGATTGGTCAAGTGACCCTAATGTCCTTTTATTAAAATCACCTATAATAGTTTTTGCAATATAAGGATTATTTTTATAACCATAAAAAACTGGAGCTCTGTTATACGGTGATGAAGCTGATGGATCCCATAAACCTAATTCTGGACCTGTTGCTATAGTTGTTACAGTATCTTGACTTTTTCCAGGTGAAGAAAGTAAGTTATATGTATGATATTTTTTATTACCCGCAAGTGTTGTCTCGCCAAGATCTACACAATAATTTATTACTCTAGGTGATAATTTAACGCTAGCATTAGTTATTTGACTACCCGCATCTAAGTCTCTTTTCCTATCCCTTTCTTTTAATAGTTTTTCTCCTTCTTCAGTGTATGGATCTGCAGCGAAAGCGTTGCCGGATGCATCTGTGAATTGATAATAGCTAGGATCATCTGCGGGTGCTGGTCTACCAGTCCTAAATGAAACCTGATTAGGACTTACTAAAGACAAGTCCCTTGGTATTTTATTTAAATTATCTGCGTGTAAAGCAAAATGTACAACTGGTTCTGTAGATGTAGCTCCAGGATTTGACATGTCCTGCTCCCCATCAATATACCCATTTAATACTCCAGGAAAGTATACATTATAATAATCTTGTTCGGTTTGTTTTACAACTATCTTAAATGAATGCCACCCAAGTAATGTAGGATCATTTAGTGATGTTATAGTAAATTGAGCATTAGGTTGATGGATTACTGAAGGAATTGGAGTTCCACTTGGCCAACCTCCGACATATTCAGGTTGTCTATCTATAAAAATAGTATCTCCAACTGTATAACCACTCCCAGGATTATTAATAGTAACAGTTAAAATACTACCTACACCAGATGTATCAGCTGTATAATCAACTGTTAATCCAGTACCGGTTCCACCAATTGTTCTTGCATTTGATTCTACAGGAGAAACAAAATAACCACAACCAGGACTAGTGACATTTATTGTACTAACGCTTCCAATAGCTTTGTATAAACCAGGTTCACCAGTTGTTGATGATTTATTTGAGTTTATAGTATCCCACCATTCTATAGCTAATGAATCACCAGGCCATGTAGTATCATTAGTTATTAAACACGGATCACATGATTGTCCATCACCAAACAAAGAAGAAAAATTACCACTTTCCATTGCTTTAATGTCATATTCCCAAAAGGGGTGAAATAAAGTTGATCCTTTTACATCATCAGCTAATATGTTTTCATCTATCTCTGATAAGATAACAGTTGATTGTCTACCGTACCTATCTGATAATACTACCCCTACTTGATAATTCCTATTTCTTTTTAGAGTATGGTTTTGATATTCTTTCCTAGCTGCTGACTTTTCACCTGTTATTGAACTATAACCTTCATAAAATTTATCATAAGCACTTAGTGAATAATTTAATTTACTAGGTGGTGTGTGTTTATCTACGTAATTACCATAAATAACACGATTACCACCTACTTCTTGTGCTAAAGTCCTAACTGGTACTTGATCAGACACCCTTAGTACTTCACTTGTAGGAAGAGTTTTCCAAGGTTTTCTTGATTGATAATGATATTCTAAATTGTTTGAATTGTTATTTGCAAATTCACTTGCTTTTATTGTATCAACTATTTTTATAGCAGTTTGATCAGATTGTTTGTATAATATATCTATCTCTGTTACTTTAAGTTCATCAGCAACTTTACTCCAACCATTAATAATATTTCCTTCTTGAGTACTCTTAGCTGTTGGAATTGGTGATTTTAAAATTAATGTAATGTTATTAATTTTATTTACCATAAAACCAACTTCAGTACTTTTATATGCCTTTTCCTCATCACTTAAAACATCTGGATTATCACTTACACCCGCTGTCCAACTCCCTTGGTAATTTTGCTTAATAAAATACCCATCTTGTTTCGGTACGAAGCATTCTTGAGTAAATGGTGCTATAAGTGAATACTCTCCATCATCAAATTTAAACCTATAACTAAACCTCACGAACCTTTCTTTTAAATAGTCTGGATCTCCAGGCCAAGTAATAGTTGATTCACCATAAGGTTGTCTAAGGGGATTAAGGGTAACACCATCTGGTAGATACTCACTAACTACATCCTGCATAGTACTTACTATTTCTACAGTTAGTTTTACAGCAGCATCTCCATGCTCTGGAATACCAACCCCAGGATTGATAAATATTATATCACCATCTAAGTAACCTTTTCCTAAGTTATTTATAGTAAGATCAGTTATTTGTGCAAGGGCATTAACTCCAGTAATATTAACAGTAAGACCACTACCACTACCGCCAGATGTTGGTATATTATTAGATAAAGTATATCCAGATGTTGGGTGAATAGTTCCTGCATAATGTATTTCATAATCTACAACTTCATTCTTAAAAAGATCTATCGTTTGGTAAGGATAAAATTTAGCTACTGAAATATGATCTTCAGTTGTATAATATACACCTGGCTTGGTCCAAGCATTATTAATATTTATTTTTCTAGGTTGATTCCTATTGTCTGTCCAGAATAATAAATCATCTAATAAGTTAATACCATATATATTATGAGTCTTTGAAAAATTCAAAAAATTACCACTAACGACAAGCCTACTCACATCTGTAAGTATATTGTATACTCCAATATAATGTAAGGAATCAGTTGGTGCGAAATTAGCAAGTCTATCTAAGGAAGTATCTATATAATTAGTCATAAAAACAATTATGCGATCTCCTTCTACATCCATATATCTTCCTATAATATCCATATTATTGATATCAGAAGGTATACTAAAGTCTGTAATAGATATATTACCTAAAATATTTTCTAATGCACCTACACTTTCACCTTCAGATTTACTAATAGAAACGTTTTCAGCATCCCTATATTCGCCTGGTGGAATTAGTCTAGCGTCTAGATCCTTATTCATTTTAGACTTGATAAAGTTATTCTTAGTTTCAGCCATCTGATTCTAGTGTTTTATTTGTTTAGATTTACCCCTCATTACTTGTACTATTTCACTCAACTTAATGTTAGATAACCTTATTTTGGCATTCCTAAGGGCTGCTCTTCTATCCTTCTTAAATCTATGTACTATATACTCTTGTACACCAGATCTCCCAGCCAATATAGCGTATGCTATATGCATATAAATAGCTTCTTCTGCTAACTTAGGTATCTTTGTATCTGAATCAAGTGCTAAACCATCTGATATATATTCTAGTATTATTAATTTTGATGCCAAATTGCTACTAAAAGAAAACTTACCTTCTCTCTCATCTATAGTAAACCAACCATTACCCTGTGATATTTCTGGTGTTAATCCATATCTTCGTCCATAAGCTAATTTTTCCCATGTCCAATAATAAATATTAGTATAACTCGCTAAACCACTAATATCCGTCTGATTAATTGTCTCCCATTTTTCATTTGTTTGAGAGGTACCTTCTAAATTAGCTCCTAAATCATCTTGAGTCGGTATTCCAACAGCGTCTTGAGCAGGTACATTATATGGGTTACTAGTTAAGGTAGTTGGGTAGATAATCCTTTTAACACCTGAATCATCTATCCAAGATAACCTTACATAATTTACATAGTCTTGTGGTATTATCACAGATAAACTTGGTGGAATTGTTAGTTCTTGAGATTTAATGCTCTTTAACGTATCATAACTAAACTCTTGCAAACCGCGTTTAGCATGAAACATAACATCTGTTCTTTTAACATTTGGTATTAGTTTCCCTGCTCCTACATAGGCTACTAGAAAGTTGTTTATGACATCATCTAATGTTACATAAGCATATTTACCGTAATTGTTCCATAATGCAGGGTCATGCAATTGTATTACGATAACTTGACCTAGAGTAGGTGCTACCATGAATTGAACATTATTATCTGAAGATAATGTATAATCTGTACCTTCATTTACATCTACATTATCAACACTAACTGTAAAATTAGCATGTGAAGTCCCATCAACAGTACCCACTAAAGGTATATCCCCAGTCCATATAAAATCAACAACTCCAAGTCCACCTATAAATGCTTGTTGTCCCGCGTAGTATTGCTCGTTAGTTTCTGTTAGTATTGCCATATCTTATTAACTTTTTTCTAATGCTTCGTCTTGTTGAACCATTTGTGCAGCTGTTTGTATAATACTTGGGTCTCGTATAATAACGCCAGAGTATATTAATATATTTAAAATTAGATTAACTTGTTCAGATGGGTGTAGTTCAAATTGAGTTGAACCGTAAGTAGAACCAGACATTAAATTTGCAGCAGTAAGAGTAATTATTAAATCACTAGTAGGAGCACCTGTAAATTGTCCTGAAGAGATAGTTAAAACATCACCTGCACTATAACCAGAACCAGATGTTGTTATGTCTATAGAGGTTACTGTACCACCAGCGACCTCTGCTGATATCGTTGCTGGATTTATTGGTGCTGAAAATGTAGTTAAATTAGCGTATGTGCCATCTGGTACTATACCAGTAGGATTTGTTGTTATTGAACTCGTTAAAATATCAGTTCCTACATTTAACCCTGTTGAAACATATGTATTATCATCATATAAATATTGTCCTAAACTACCAGCATAGAATCCCCATCTTGGATTAGCTGGTGCTTTTATATAGTAAGCGTCTACATTAGAAGTTATAGCATTTGGAAATACCGTAACATCACTAGGAGCTGCTGACGGTGTACCTGTTCCTTCTAGTATATATACCGGATATGAAGTTGTGGGTTTTGTAAGTGGAGATTTATTGAGTAGGAAATACTCGTTACGTTCTACGGGTTGTATTTCTTTCTCAGTTGTATTATAAATAAGGGTGCCTAACCGATGAACATCAGTCGGCAGAGTAAATGGATTAGCACCAGTACATGATGCAAATGTTTTAAATATATCTATTTTTTCTTCTAGATTTTTTATACGATTAGCGTACTCATTGTCATTTTGAGGAATACGTAATTGTTGATTTAATTCTTCAAAGTATTGCTCAAATATCTCTCGTTGTACCTGAGTTCCTAACCTATTAAATTCATCTGGAGTTATATAACCTCTTTGTTCTTTATTGAGTATATATAACACCGTTTTATAGACAGTATCTACGTTAACCATATCAATATTTTTATAGTAAAAAAGGCGGCGCATTGCCGCCTTTATTATAATCACATGTTAAATGTTATTTTTAAGATAGCCGTTTCTCTATTGATCTGTAAACCTCTAACCCTTCATCTGTTTTAAACCATGCAGCTAACGCTGAATATGGATTTTCATCAAAAGGTACAGTCATTAACTTCCTACCATTACTACCCCATTTAAAGGTTCTTTGATCATTTGCTAGATTTATAATATTAAGTTCAGTTGCTCTAATACCAAAATTTCTAAGAACAACATTCTCATCATTAGCTAACTCTAGGAATAAAGCTGGATTTTTCTTAGCGAATAATAATACATCTCTTTTAAGTTCTTTAGAACTCATGTTAGTTACTCTAGATCCTACTTCGACCCTTAAAATAGCTTCAACTTGATCTATATCAATAGTACTAGCAGCATTCATTGCATGTATTTCTAATTCTAAATCTTCTAGTTGGTTAGTTGCTACTACGTGATGATCTAATTCCTTAAACAAAACATTATTAAAAGGATGTACTGCTAAAAATTCTTGTAAATTTCTTTTTGTACTATGAACATGTAAAGTACCATTTTCAAACACGACGTGTTTTAAAGTTGCAGGTCCTTCTTGCTCATCTACAAAGATACTTTTTTGATTTGTAGCATATCTTAATTCTCTCTCATAACCTCTTTCTGGATCAAACCAAACTAAAGGATATCTTCGAGTATGTCTTGCTGGTATAGTAAATGTTAACGGTTCTTTACCACTAGTTAAATAGTAAGTTCTATCTTTATACTCCCAAGTGTCTTTTACAACGGGAGCTTTTTCAGTCTCTACTTTCGTAGATTTCTTTTCTTTTACTTCTTTCATGATATAATATAATATAAATAGTTAAAAAAGACCTCTAATTAAAGAGGTCTTGTTAGTTATAATCTATGATATTCTAATACCCGTGATTGTATAAAGCGCATCACCTGGAACATTTACACTAGCAAATTTAGGAATATGATATGGATCTGCCACACTAGCTTCTAAAGTTGCATTAAAAGCATCAATAGCAGCTTGAGGAAGCGTAGCTCCCATATCACCATCAAATTGAATTTGAAGAGTTGTAAGTGCACCACCAGTAGGATCTTGAATAGCAAGATCAAACGATGATAACGAATTACTATCGGAATAACCAGAGATAAGTATAGGAACGTCAACATCCACTATAATATTACCAGTTTGCACAGTACCAGATAATTCTGATGTACTTGTGTTTGGGTTTGTGAAATTTATAAGTGCCATAATTTCTATCTTTTAAATGTTAATAATTATACAGTTTGAAATAACACGAAGTTATTAGCCGCCTGTGTTACTAAACATCTTTCTGATAGAAAGTGTACTGTCATAGCATCTACACCATCGGTATAAGCTCCGCCAACTGAACCAGTGATCCAGTTTTTGTATCTTCTATCCTCTGTTTCAGAAGCTCTGTATCGTACATGTAAGAATGGACGTCTTATATTCACCCCAAGCATTTGATCATAAACTGTAGTGGTTCCAGCTGGAATTAATACACCATCAATTTGCGAGGACATACCTCTAGTAGAAGCATCATTTAGATATTTCCAATCAGTTTTGTAGAAGTCATAAGAACCTCTTCTAAACCCAGAAAATCCAAAATTCAACGCCATTTCAGCTTCGTTATCGAATAAACCATAAGAAGCAGAAGCAGCAGAAGCATAACCTCCACCAGCCATAGCTCCGATCATATCATCAAAATCCAAAGCAGTTTGTCTACTTAAGAAAAGCATATTTTCTTCAATAGCTCCTTGCTTGTCTAATTGATTTAATATAGCATCAAAATCTGCCATAGCACCTGCGCCAGGGCCAGCAGCACCAGCGAAACCGTTATAGACGTTTCCTCTTTGTCCAATTGCTGCGAATAAACCTTCTGTACCTTTCAAGACATTGGTAGCAACCCAACTAGCTGGGGTGACTGCGTGTCCAGCAAGTTCACCTTCAACCATAGACATTTCCATGTAATCTTCAAATCTCAACCTTGTTTCAGATTCAGCTTTAAGATACCATAGATATCCAGAGGTTCCATCTTCAGTAGCAACTTCAACCCAACCAATTTGAGATGCATCAGAACCATTAACTTGGTACTTATCTCTTAATATGATTGGTGAATTAGAATATTCTTGGAAACCAGGTGTTAACGATACTGTAGCAGCATCATCAGATCCTTTCTCCCATTCAGAACCGTATACGTATACATTAACTGCACCAGCACCTAAGGCAGCTAAAGCAGCCATATTAGTACCAAGAGCACTTGCGTAAGGTATAAGAACAACTGTAGTAGATGGAGCAACTCCGATAGACTCAACTATACATTTCTCTGTTAACAACCCAGTTGCATTATCAGCTAATAAAACAGTTTGATTAACTTTTAAAGCTTGGTTTGTTGCCGGAGCTGTTAAAGTTATTGTTAATGTATGTGTAACCCCAACTACAGGAGCAAGTGTACAAGTATCATATGCTACATGTAATCTATTTTGTTCAGACCAAATTACCTGATCTGAGGTCATGGGCATTTCTGCTCCGACCATTCTTAAAAATCCAGATAAGGTTCTATTACCATATCTCTCTACCTCTTGCTCATAGAGTTCAGGTAGGTATTGTTGTGCAAAGTCAGATGTTCCGTCAGCCCAATTTAAGTAATTGCCGCTTAAGGTCTCTCTCCTTTGGCTTGGTATGAGTGATGCGGGAAAACTCCCGCCGGTCGCAAATGCCATAATTTATAATTTTAAGTGTTAAACTTTCGTTTTTTTATTTTTAATTTAGAACTATCTACACCGCTAATTGCTTTTACTTTTAATCCATTTAAATAAATATCACCTGAAGGAGTACTTCTAGGTTCATTATTTATATTTTTAGATCTTGCAGTAACATTCTTTACAGCATCAGCTTTACCCTGCTCGTAAAAGTGTTTTGCAATCCTATCCGCATTTCGCGCTGCGTACACAGCTTTATGATAACCTTGATAATCTGTCATATTTCCATTTTTGTCTAAGAACTTCTTTACAAATGAAGTTAAATCAGATTGGTTATCTACAATATCACTTGTATTGCTAACACTATATCTAAACTTCTTTTCTCCTAGATCGAAATCAAAACCTTTGAAATCCTTTGAGAAAATTTGTTTAGTATTGGTTTTAAATACATCGTGACGTTGTTTTACTGTATCTTGTTCTTTATTGTATCTATTGAAAAAGTCCATTGCTTTTTGTTGTTCTTTACTTACACTCGGTCTCAACTTGATTTCGTTGTAGTATTTCTTTTTCGTTTCCTCCAAAAAGTTTTTAGCTTTTGCAATTTCTTCTTTAAATGCGAGTTTCTTCTTTTTAATATCTCGCTCTTCATCCACATCTTCATCCCAAGTAAATTTATCATCGATTATAAAATCTATTTCCTCTAGATTTAAATGTGGTTTAGTTTGTTTATAATATTCTTCTAATAAAGCATCCTCATCTACCTTAGAATAGTCTGTATTTAATCTAACATAGTCAACTATATTACCACCAGTTTCTTTCATAAAATTAATCAAACTTTCTACATTTTCTGGTAATTCTAATTGAGGATTTTCTTTTAATTCTTCTTCTATTTCAGTAATAACTTCTTCAGTAACAGGATCTGTTGCTTCATCTAATATCTCCTGAATTACATTTACTTCTTCGCTCTCCGTGGGAGTGGTGTGTTCTTCGACGTGTGTTTCTCCCACTTCTTGCAATCCCACTTCGGTTGTTTCCCCCGTTTTTTCGACTTGTGCATCAGGCTGTAACACAACTTCTTCTGCGACTGGCTCTTGAATGGCATCTTCTGTTTTCTCCTCTGGTTTTTTAGATAAATCTAATTTAACAGGTTTATCTTTTTTCATTAATTTTTTCATTTTAGGTTTCTTTTTCATTTTAAAAGTCCCCTCTTCTTTTACTACTTCTGTTTCCTTTTCCATTATAAGATATTATATAATTATTAAAATTTATCTCGGTTCAAATTGTTCTAAACCAAAACCACCTAAGTTATCGAATCCAGCTGATTCAAAATTCTTTGGTAATAAGTCATTTTTTCTTTGATCTATAAGTTCACTCTGCTGTGTCGCTTGCATTTTACTCCTTTTATCTTTTCTATCTTCTTTATAAGCTTCTTCCGACTGCTTAGCTTGTCCTTGCGCCCTTGCTAATTGTAAGTTATATTGAAATTCCCTGTCCATCAATTGCATCTTTATCTGAGCTTCCTGCTGCATTCTATTCATTTCAAATTGAGACTTTCCTTGCTCTATTTGTAACTGCGTCTCTGCTAAGGCTTGTTGTTTTTGAACTTCATACATTGCTACTTGTTCTGCCTGTTGTGCATTAGCCTGTGCTTGCGCTTGTACCATAGCTTGTGAATCCGCTTGTTGCTTATCTTCTCTTTGCTTTCTTCTTTTCTTCAACAACTCATTAGCTAATTTTAGATTGCTAATGTTCCTTATATCTATAGCATCTTCTAATGTAATAGAGTCAGTTCTAAGTGCCGTTTGAATATTTTGCTCTAACATGGCTTTTTCTTCTTCATCCGGTTCTAGTTCTAAAAATATTCCAAAGTCATGAAGATTAGATGCTATAATCTCGTCTAACGTAGCAACATTATAAGTGGAAATACTATCTTGTAATGCTTCTTTTGTTAATGGAAACATTAATGCATCAGCTGCTCGCAAGGCTATATTTTCGCATGTTTTTAATGTTAAATATAAACTTGATTGCAGTATATGTCTAGTTGCGGTATTTGAATTTGCAGCAGCAAGTTTTTGTAATCCTACTAAAGCATCTTTATCCGGGGTGCTGGCATCTCTAGCTTCATTTAACCCGGTTACATCCCTTATCATTTGAAGATAGTACTGGTAAGTTTGAATTAATGATTGTATTTTACTACCACCACTTGACGTTTGAAGTTCTTGTATTGGTACTTTACCATGATTTAATTCACCATCTTGTGTCAATGATCTACCTACTATACTACCTGTTTGGAAATACATATTTAATGCTTCCGCTGGGTTGTAGTTAGTACCATTACCAAGATCTACTTCAGCTAAACCATCCATATCTAAATACACACCATCTGGTACAATTCTAGACATTACTTGCTGTAACTTTAGATGTGATAATTGAATCATATCAGCAAAACTAGTTATTCTACCCACTAAAGATTCAATTCTTCCTCGATACATTCTAGGCGCTACTATACTGTAATTCATATTTACTTTTACAGTATTAGCACTTGGTCTTGTCATATTTTGTGCTTCTCTCCAATCCAACATTTTTGGATGACCTAGTATTTTAGCGCCTGTATACAGTACTTCTATTGATCTTGAAACCCTCTTGAAATTATCACTTGGTGGTGGATCAAATATATCTGTTTTTTCTAATACTTTTTCTAAACCTTGATCAGTTTGTTTTATTTTGAATACTTGGTTTGTAAATGTCTTCCATTCAAAGTATAATACTTGTACAGTTTGATTGTCTACTCTCCCATTCCAATTCCTAGAGTAACTATTATTACCTTGGTACTTTTGAATTTCCGCTAGTTCTTCAGCTGTTAAATGAGAAAATTGTCTTTTTAATTCTACTAAACTAACACTTTTTACCTCTCCTACATAATATAGATCATTAAAATTAGGATCTTCACTATATGAATATACTAAATTAACTGGATCAACGTAATCAATCTTTATACCCTCTGATTTATTAAAGTTAGTTTTTACAGCAGCTATACCTAGTATGGTTAAATCATAATTTAATCTTTTCCTTATTAAATGATATTTATTTTTTTCTAAAACTTGATCTATAAGTTCTTCCTCTGCAAGTTCTATAGCTTGTTTATAATCTAACTGCATGTGAGCAGATAAATCTTTCATCGTTTGTGGAGTATTAGGTCCTTGATCGCTTTCTCTTATATCAATTCCCCACATTTCTTTTACTGCATCATTATACTCTTTTAGTTGAATGTCCCTAATAATACGTTCTGCATACCTAGTTCTTTTTTGTCTAGACTCTGGATCTTGGGCAAATGCTTTTACTTCATAACTTCTTTGTGAAATTCCATTAACAACTATATCTACAAACTTAGGAATTACTGGAACTGGTTTCCAATCTAAGTTAAGATACGATAAATCACCATTTATAGAGAGTTCATCTTTGTACTTTTGAATTGGTTGTTCTCCTCTTGCATATAACCTTAAATTATGAAAATTAGTATAGTTATTCATAAATCTATACCCACCTCCTCTATAGTTTAAAAACCATTCACCTTCTATCGCGCGAGCAACTCTTAATCCATATTCCAATGTAGCTTTCTCAGCATCAGGTACTACCTGATCAGGAAACGTGCTATTAGTGCTAGTATAAATCATTTATCTTATTATTTTTGAAATATATCCTTCATTGTCATACTGTTTGATATCTAATCTAATAGGTTTACTATTTGAATGTGGTATCGGTCTATAGCGATTTTTATTACAAGCCATTATAGCTAAACCAGAACTTATAGAGGCATCATGCTTAGTTCTTTTGTTTATATCAAATTGTGCCCAATCTTCCAATGTACTTTGAAAATACATATCACCATATACATCTTCTTTTAATCCAACATAATTTTCTATATAAGATTCTATAGCCGCTGCATGAGATTGTTTTATATCTTCACTTGAGTTCGGTATTCCACCAATCTCTCTTTCAGTCACTGATAATTTATTCCATATTTTATCTGGGCGATTCATGGAAAAACCTCTATACCCCCTTCTTTTTAAGTAATAAAGTAATCTGGGTTTATTATTTTCACAGAGTAGTGGCATACCATAAAATATTAAAGCCATCAAAACTTCTTCAAAGAATATTTCAGCAGTTTGAGGTCTTGCTATATATTCTAAAAAGAAATGATTAGGTGGAGCATCTTCCATACTAAATTTGGTTAATCCGTGTAGTGATCCATTTGATCCTTTTCCATCAACAGTACCAGATATATCATAACTATCACATCCAAATGCCCCAATATGTTCATTACCAGGATATTTAACTCCATTCTTTAATATCACTCGATTTTGTAAGTTTTTAGGTGGAACCCATGATATTTTAAATCTACCGTTTTTATCCGGAACGAATATTACACTTGTATCTCTAATACCGCTACTCCATTGAAAGTTACCTCTTGTTACGTTAGCAGCATTATTTATACCATCATTATAATCTATCTGTTCATATATCTTAACTAGATTAAATAACGATTCTTTAGTTTCATCTCTAAATGCATGTTGCTCAGTTCTGGGGAATTGCCTATAGAATTCATTTAAACTATCTTGATCACTTCGCAAACCTTCAACTTCATTCTCCCAGTAATTTATAACCCCTATATCTATTAACTGTCCGTCAATCCCTTTAACTGGATCTCGTGGCGTATCGAAGACAGGTATGCCATAAGTATCAATATATCCTTCGTAGGACCATTCCATAGGTATGAACAAAGAATATAATCCCGAGCTTGTTTGGCCATTGCGATTTCTATTAGTGACATCTGAATTATTATATAATTTCTTAAAATTGCCTCCCCCTTTATCTAAAGCATTAGAAGTGCTCCCCATCATACATCTCCCAACTATTCTACTACCTAATCTCATAGTAGTTTTAGTAACTCTCCAGTTGTTTAATATATTATCTGGTCTCTCCCATTTACCAGATTCATCATGTGCTAATAACTTGAGTTTTTCACCATCATATGAATTATCTCCGGTATTCTTCCAATCTATAGTAGTATCTAATCCAACTATATCTTGTAACTTCTCGTTAGCTTCTAGTTTTCTTCTAGTGAGTTTTGAAGCTGGCACTCTGTATGCCAACTCTGTTTTAGGTCGATCCATACCATCTTGAATCGGTTTAAAAAAGAAGGGATAGTTAACGCTTATAGGTACAACCTTATCTGTAAACATCTTCTTAGCATCAGATCCAGTTTTAGATAATACACCAAATCTAGAATCGCTAGACATACTAGCTATATTAACTAACTCTGATGATGCCATAAAAGAAAACCCTGATCGTCTATTCTTTAGATAACATATACCATAGCATCTTTTATCAGCTTTGCAAGCTTCCCAAAAAAGATAGAAAAGCCGGTTGGATTCCCTGTAATCGGGTTTACCCACATCGATTTTAGTCCATTGTAAGTACATATAGTGAGAACCACTAATATAAGTAGGGGTGCCATTATTATAAAACCAATAACCTTCATCACGTCTTTGAAATTCTCCATCTATATAATCGTAGTATTTATCTTTAAACTCTTGAGGATAGTTGTCCCAATCAAATACATTTTTTATTCGCGAGAGTTCTTTGGAATATTCGTCTGGTTCCCAATACTGCTCTTCGACTTTGGTGGATCTTTTAAAAACATCTTTCTGTTTTGGTAATGCGATTTTAAGGTTTTGAATGTCGTAGATTTGTCCAATTTCCCCAGTTTTACTTATTACAATGAAATCATAATCCGCGTTATAACCATACTCCCATTTCTTATTTCTATTATTTTTCTTAAGTATTTTAGGGTTAACATAGTCATCCGGTAAAATTTTATAAAGATTTTGTTCATAACTCATGATCTACTCCTTCCTTCAGCAAAACCCCTAAAAGCTTTTTCTTCTTTCTTTTCTTCTTTAGGTTTTTCTTCCAGCATTCTCTTCTCATCTTCAATACGATTTAATATTTCAAAAGCATCAAAGATAGCGAGTTTTTTTGTAGCAGCAGCATTTTTAAGTCTATCAGCTGATACGTCATCACCACTATCTACAATAGGTTCTTTAGCTACTTTAATTAATTCTTTAACTGCTACCTGTCCAGCTTGGATTATATTCTTCTTCGTCTCCTTGATGTTCATGTTTTATCACGATGTTATTTGATTTCATACAATATAAAAGTTCCCCATCTATAACAAACTCAAATTCAGAATCCGGTTTAAAACCTACAATCATCCCATTTGTGATTCCTAGATCATTTAAGACAGTATTGTCATATTTTACAATACCTATTAAGGGTTCAGTTATTTCAGATGCCATAAACGATCTACTCTTAATAGGTTTTATAAAACATCTATCCATAAAACTTTTCCATTTACCGTATTGCTTATACATGTATAACTGATCAGGACTACAAAAATACATACCACCTTTGAAATATGAACGGCTATTCTTTTCCCTACCTTTCATGTTATAAAACCTTCTAAATATATTATGGTGCACTACAACTTCAGTTCCCCTATCTATATCTCCACTGTATACTGATGGTGTAGAAATAACTATAGCCCTGTTATTAACAGATTTAAAATCCTCTATTTTAGTATTTGTTATGAGAGTTTTATCCCCTATTTTCTTTTCATTATCATATCTTTCACCTAAAGGTTTAATAATAAAATCATATATACTATTCATCAGTATTCTAAATCGTATTCCACAGATATTGCCATATTAGAATTAAATT